AAAAGAGTGGTATATAATTATGATATTTTTGATTCTACGACAGCTTTTGAGAATGTTGATTTCTCCGATCCTGAATATGGGAACTTAACTGACTTCAATTTTGGTGAAAAATTTTTATATGGACGCGTAACTAGAAATTTTGTTCCAATTTTTTTAGATAGCCCATCATCTGCGGCTCTAGTATCATTAGATTCTACCAGCATCGATGGTCCTGCCCAAAGTGCTATAAACTTTGTTGTTGATGCTTTTCAAGATTTAAAACAACAATTTCAAAAAGCAGTTGCTGATGGTAAATTAGACCCCGGCCACCCTTATTTGAGTGTTTTAAATGTATTTAAATCTTTTGTTAATCCCATTGATCTCTTTAATGAACACCAAGACACATATACCTCTGCAATAGAAAATCACTTCTCTAAAAACAAAATACACGTTAGAAACTTTCAAGAATTTATGCACCATTTAAAGCTTTTACTACAGAAAACAGTACCCTCGTATCCTTTTACCTTTTCGGCTTATGTTAAAAGTAAATATTGCCCCATTAATGCTAGCGGCTTGGCTATAGAAATAGCAGACTTAGATTATTTTAACGATCAACAAAAAATTGAAAACTTTGTTGCATCTCCGCATTGGAAATACTTTTTAAATGCATGCAGAAGCTATGGCTTCATGGTGGATAAGAATATACCATGGCGGATTGTGGCAGATATTGGGTCTCCCGAAATGTTAGAATATGGCGCCGCATACAAACTATCAACTACTGACCGTATTTTGAATATAGGGTACACGCGCGCCGACTATATTTACTATCAAAAATTTAGAATGTACTTGCATCGGTTGTACAAATTGGTTAAACTTGACAAGATACCGGTCGTTGAGAAATGCAATGGTCGTTTAAAAACAACCTATGTCATCCCAGACAGCTATAGCGAAGAGAAACTTTCAAGCATATTTGACGACAAAAAAGTATTAAAATTTTTATTTGAAATAAGAATGAATGAAGAGCCGAAAAAGTTTAGTGAAAGTGAACAAAAAAGAATAATGAGAGACTGCCTTTCAATCTATGATTCAATTGGGCCTTCTCGTGCGTCTATCGTTTTTGAAAGAATTATCAATCATCCATTTGACTATAATGGTTCTTTAAGTTATATTATGAAAAGACGTAAAGAGACTGGAGAACCTGTTGTACTTTCAAAGCCTAGACGATAAATCCGAATGTGTTGGTATCTATGTAAACGGTAAGCTACATTTTGATGCATTACCGACAGATCTGACTAAAACATGGCGCCATTCTGGTGCGATTTCAAACAATGACGTTGAATACGCTTGGCTACGATCCGGTGGCCAAAATCTAGCAGAAGTCTGTCCGGAAGAATTATCAACACAGCTCTCAGCAAACCAATCAAAGTTTAAGGCTTACTTACAATCTTTTAGGATTGCTAGAATCGACTTAAGAGAGCTTTGCTTCTATGATCTGGTACCAGAAGATTTTCTGCTTGAATTTTGCGAAACAAAAAATCAAATAACTAAATTTGTTTTTGAGAATTACGAAAAACCTAGTAATTACGAGCATTTAGCAAAAGTACACAGGCTGCTTCACAAAATTAAATATCATAATTTTGAAATTAATAACAAAGATTGCAGGGAATTGATGACGAATACAAGGGATAGGACACAGATTAATCGCCTCATCAACGGCCCACAGCATGTTGATTATAATCTTTTTGGAACTGTCACTGGTCGTCTTACTACTTTTAGTAATTCACTGCCAATACTGACTATGAAAAAGATTTATCGTAAGACAATTAAGCCAAAGAATGATTGGTTCTTGAGCCTTGACTATAACGGCGCCGAATTGAGAACAGTATTGGCGCTGGGGGATGAACCACAGCCTGACTGGGACATCCACCAGTGGAACGCTAAAAATGTATTTGGCGGTGTGGTATCGCGCGAAGAATCAAAAGAAAAGTTTTTTGCTTGGTTGTACAATCCGGAATCTGAAACAATCAAGAGTGATCTCTACAATAGAGATAAGATTTTGTTACAATATTACAACGAGGGTTATGTGTCAACCCCAATGGGTCGAAAAATAAAGGTTGACGAACGCAGAGCTTTCAATTATCTTATCCAGAGTACAACTGCAGATTTAGTCATGGAACGCGCTACTAAAATAGACAATTTTTTAAATGATAAGAAGTCGTTTATTTCACACATTGTCCACGACGAGATAGTTATTGATTTACATGATCAGGAGCGTGATTTGGTGCCATTAATTAAAAATATATTTGAAAATAATGTTCTTGGACACTTCCGCGGCAATATCAACGCCGGCAAGAACTATTTTGAACTTAAGGAGTTGCAATTATGATTTCTTTGGTTGGTATTGGCACGGCCGGCGAAAACGTGGTCAACTGCTTTACAGATAATAAAGAATACGATACGTATATTCTCTCTGATAACGTAACTCGTAATACGAAATACAAGCGTAAAATTAAGTATCAAGAAAAATTGGAAGACTATGAAAGCAGTATTCCTGACCTTACAAAATTCTTTTCTTCAATAAACGATCACGTTCAAGTATTTGTGTGTGGCTCTGGCCGCACGGCGAATGCAACACTCGCGATCCTACAGCATTTGAGAAACAAAAAAATGGATATTTATTACATTGAGCCAGATACTGACTTATTACTCGGAACCACTAAGCTTCAAGAAAGAGCAATTTTTGGCATTTTACAAGAGTACACTCGTTCAGGCCTGTTTAATTCATTTACTGTATTTAGCAATCCAACATTAGAGCAATCTATTGGCTCTGTGCCAATCAAAAAGTATTTTGATACAATTAACAAAACTATCTATTATTGTGTGCATTATAAGAATTTGTTTGATCATACAAATCCGATTATCGGCAATTTAGAATCAACTTCGGATATACAGCGGATCCGTGCGCTTGGTCGCATTGATCCATACAATCTTAAAGAAAATTGGTATTATGAACTTGACAACTCTCGCGATGTATGTTATTATATCTGCATATCAACTGAAAAACTGGAAAAGGACGGAGATTTACATAAAAAGATCATTGGGCATCTTAAAGATAAGCCTAGGAATGCATTTAAAAATGTATCCTATGCAATCTATGAGTCGCCCTTTGAAACAGACTTTGGGTTTTGCGTTGCCCATACCAACGTAATACAACAAAAAACTCTTGACAAGCTAGCTCAAGAGTAATACATTAGATGCTGAGGAAAGCTCAGTATACTTTATCAAAACAAAAGGAGAAAAAAGTAATGTCTATTAACATGGAACTAATGAAACAAAAGCTTGCCACATTGCGTGGTGAGGGAACTAGAGATAATGGTACTTCACACTGGTTTAAGCCAGATGAAGGTGACCAAGATATTCGGATCGTACCAACATCAGATGGTGATCCGTTGAAGGAAATGTACTTCCACTATAATGTGGGAGATCATAAGGGTGGTGTGCTTTGTCCGAAGCGCAACTTCGGTGAACGCTGCCCAGTATGCGATTTCGCGTCATCTTTGTGGCGTGAGGGCACCGAGAAGAACGATGAGGAGAGCAAGAAGTTGGCTAAATCACTTTTTGTGCGTCAACGTTATTTCTCACCGGTTGTGGTTCGCGGTCGTGAAGAAGAAGGCGTCAAGGTCTATGGCTATGGCAAGACTGCGTACGAGTTGCTTTTGGGTTATATTCTTGATCCAGAATATGGTGATATCACCGATTCTGTTGAAGGAACCGATATCACTCTTACTTATACGAAGCCAACTCGTCCCGGCGCATATCCACAAACTAATTTGAAGATGCGTCGTAACACAAGTCCCCTTTTGAGTGACGCTGAAGCAATCCCTGGGCTTCTAGAAAATATGCCCGATTTTGACAGCTTATTCGAGCGCTTAACGCCTGAACAAGTTGATGCCATTTTAGATGAGCAGTTGTCTAGTGATAAGTCCGCTGAGGGCCGCTCACGCCAAACTGAATCATATGGCAAAAAGAGTGAAGCCAACGATGTTGACAAGGCCTTTGATGAACTAATGGCCGGTTAACTCAACCGTTAGCGCCCCGGTTATAATAGGGCGCCCCTTTTCAATAACATACAAGGAGATATATTATGTTAGATTGGATGAAGTCCGCATGGGCTAAATGGAAGGTACAAGTTAGTTTTATTGGAGGCGCCCTTGTGGTAGCCACAACATACGGAACATGTACTCTTGAGCCAACAACGGTGTCGGACAACACCACCATGGAGGAGACTGTAAATTCTATTGAAGTTTCCTCCACCACCACGACCGAAACAACGAGTGGTGATACTACTGAAGGTGGAACAACCACTGAAACGACAGGTGATACAACAACTACCACCGAAACAACTACAACTGAGTAGTGATAAACAGCCGCTGGCAGACCGGTTAAAAGTCTGCCGCTATTTTAAGGAGAGAAAATGAGACTCGTTCTACCAGTCCTTGCTGCGACCCTGTTCATGGGTTGTGGGGATAAGGATGAAGACACAGCGGTTGACACCGCTAGCTCTGCAGATACAGCAGCAGAGTAACAAAAAGCCGCTGGCAGACCGGTAAAAAGTCTGCCGCTTTTTAAAAATCCTTGACATTTGTAAATCAAGGTGTTATAATAATAAAACCTAAAGATAGAAAAAGCATGAACAGTTGGGCATGCACTATCGTCACATTAACATGGAGGTGATAAATGGGTATTTTACAAGCGCATACATATCAGTATGTAACAGAGAAACTTAGAGAAAAGGATGTTTTTAGAGATCCTAACATCCAACGTCCTTTAGATAACTGGGACCTACAAATGCAGCGGGATGCTATCCGCTCTTATTGTTATCATCGTCTGTCTGCACCATTAGTGTTGGCAGACATCAGAGCCTGTCTGGAGTGGACTATGAATAAAAATCCTCTCAACGAATATAGTATTAATTACTATCAAGGCTTGCTGAACAAGAATTTTAAGTATGTAATCCTTGATGGCAACCACAAGCGTCATGATGTGCTATTGGCATTTTTTGATAATGAGTGGAGTTACACAGGGAAACTCATCAACCATGAACGTTGTGAACAAGAGTTTGTTAATGTGTTCTATAAGGATCTACCGGAGTCCTATCAGATTCACCTAATGAATTGCTGGGTATCTGTTATGATACATGATGATTTGGTGGCTCAAGAGCTTTCGGGCACCTTTATTGATTTACAGAAAGGCACTCCCTTGAACAGTCAACAAAAGCGTCGTCCATTGCGGACACCTTTGACTAACTGGAGCCGTGAACTTTCGCAAAACAATGCTGCGCTTTGGGAACGTCTCAAATTTGGTAAAGGGGAAGGGCTTGCATATTGCTCAGATGAAGAAATGATTGCAAAATTTCTTGTTGCCACAGTTACAGAATGGGGTCCCCCAATGAAAGATTCTAAGCCAGATACTTTTAATTTAAAGTCTAAGGATTTGGATAATTTGTATATTTCTGGAATTGGTTTTATCAATATGTTTGACAAAGGGTCACCATATATTGAGGATCAGTTTAATAGATTTTCTAATATTTTTACGAAATTCACAACCTTTATTTCCTTGGTTGACAAATCAAAATTTACTAATAACAAGGGTAATATTGTTAATTCTACAAAATTACAAAAGTCAGCTGCGTGGATGCTTTGGTGGGCTGTTGAATATGTACATGATAACAAGTTAACTGTTGGTGATTATAACAAATTTTATGATCAAGTTCTTAAGAACGTAAAGAAGCTTAAGGCTCGTAGTCACAAAGATTATGGAACTGACGCCGCTAACGCGTCAGAAGATGAGATCGTTGTTGAATCCCAGTATTTCCATCGATGCTTAGAGTTGCCACACCAATCGTTTCAGCGTAAGCAAGCGAAGAAAGAATTTATTAAAGATTTTTCTACTTCAAAGAATTTGAATAGTGCAACAATCACAACCTCTACACAATCTTTAGCCAATACAGCCTAAAAATCTTACCGATTGTGTAAAAACAAATGTATTTGCATTTGGGTTGCGAAAACTCGCAGCTTAAACGATGCGCGCCGCTGGCAGACCGGCATAATGTCTGCCGCTTTACTACATATTACAGTAACCGGAGGAATTAGGTATGACGTATAAATTTCAAATGAATCATTGGATGGAGCCGCTAGAAACAGGCGCAACAGAAGCCGTTATCGGTGGCACTGCTGGCTATCTTGGGTGGTCCACTGGCTCAGGTGACTGGGGTTCTAGTGATTGGAATTTCTATGATACAGGCACCGTAGAGGCATACGAGGTGCAATATGGCGTGGACGCCGACGACTCTGCAATTTGGTTTGCCGTTGTTAGTGGTGCCAGTAAAGGCGGCCGTGTTGCCCACGATGATTTGCCAACACAGACCAGCGACTGGACATCCGTTGATGTTGTTAATAGCACTATTCTTCCCCAAGGTGTCAGCAACGGGCTGCCCAATGATGATACAAAGGCTTCTTGGTGTGTCGCAGCGAGGGACGGTAGGTTCTCTTACAATTTAAGTGGAGCCCCTGAAACTTCGAGTAACTGGACCAAATTAGGAAGCGGCAATATGCCGGGACACCTTACAGATGTTACATTCAACCAAAATACATCTGGTTCTCCCGTGTGGGTAAGATCCAACAGTCGTTCCCAGCTTGATTCTTCCGTTGATGGTATCAATTGGACAACCAGAAAAGCCGGCATCGACAGTGACAGCCCGACTTCTCGTATTGGATATGGTAACGATGTCTGGATTGCTATTGGTAACGGCGCTGACCCAGCACACTTCATCGCCGGCGCAAGCGGCCAGACTTGGAGTGCTCTGAATTCTCCCGCATCGGGCCGGGTCATGAACGGCTTAGATAGTGACCGGAGCGGAAACTGGTGCATTGTCGGTGATGATGGGTATGTATGGTATAGTTCGGACGACGGCTCCAACTGGACCGAAGTCAGAATTGTAGATTCTCGCGGTGCCGGCAATCATTCAAACGTATTAGACGTTGCTTATGATGGCGCTGGTATTTGGATTGCAGTGGGTGCCGACAGTGAAATGTGGAAATCTACCGACAATGGCGCTAACTGGTCAAGCATCACTCCATCTAGAGGTTCCAATGGAGATCTCCAGTCGATCGAATTCAACATCTTAGCGTAATATTTTACTTAGTTGAATAATATTGGTTGCATTCCTAAACGTAACGTGCTATATTATTGGTGTACTATTGGCACAGTACGCAATCAAACAAAAAATTAAGGAGCTAATATGGCAAAAGCCAAAGCAGGTCGTGTGTCTATGCATGATCTAATGAAGCTAGTGAACAAAAAAGCTGGCCGTGCGGTGGCACACGATCTTACCACCGACAACCCCACTTCTGTCAAGGAGTGGATCCCAACAGGTTCTAGATGGCTTGACTCTATCATTTGTAAGGGTCAGCTAGCTGGCATTCCCGTTGGAAAAATCACTGAGATTGCCGGCCTTCAATCGACCGGTAAATCTTATATGGCTGCTCAAGTTGCAGCCAATGCCCAGAAGCAAGGCAAGCTTGTGGTTTATTTTGACTCGGAGTCGGCAATTGACCCCGACTTTCTAAATCGCGCAGGCTGCGACTTGGAAAACCTAATGTACATTCAAGCATCTTCAGTTGAATTTGTCTTGGAAACCATTGAGGAACTCCTTGGCGCCGCAGACGACCAATTGGTGTTTATTTGGGACTCTCTGGCCTTCACACCATCAATTTCAGATGTCGAAGGAGATTTCAACCCACAATCGTCTGTGGCTACCAAAGCCCGGATTCTTGCAAAAGGCATGTCGAAGTTGGTTATTCCGATTGCAGACCAAAAGGCAACGTTCATTGTCCTTAACCAATTAAAGACCAATATTCCACAAGGACCTATGGCTCGACAAATAGCGATGACTACTCCATATGTCACACCCGGTGGTAAAGCGATGCACTATTCGTATTCGTTGCGTATTTGGCTAACCGGTCGTAAGTCTAAGGCAGCAGCCGTATTGGACGATAAAGGGTTCAAAATTGGTTCCGAGGTCAAGGTGAAGCTTGAAAAGTCTCGTTTTGGGACTGAAGGCAGGAACTGTACATTCAGGATCTTGTGGGGAACTCAAGACATTGGAATCCAAGATGAAGAATCGTGGTTTGACGCAATTAAAAGCTCAAATTACATGCAATCGGCAGGTTCATGGTACACATTGACATCTGGAGATTATTCTAAGAAGTTCCAGCCATCAAAGTGGACTGAGCTTGTTAAGACCGATGAAGAATTCAGAACCAAGGTGCTTGAGCTTATGGAAACAGAAGTGATTCAGAAGTTTGATAAGAGGCAAGGTAACGCTGCTGATTATTATGATGAAGACGAGAAATGAGCAAGACTCATCATGACATGTGCGGTGCTTGTGAGAAGGTCTCTCTGGAACACACCCCAGAGGGCTTTCCACAGCCGGGAGAAATAGCAGAAAGAATTTTGTCCAAGAATCCGGATTGGGCAAAGCTCCATAACATGATATCTGTAGCGATCTCGCGAAGAGATAAAATGTGGCATGAATACACAAATAACACTTGACACATGGCCTCTGGTGGGATATAATAATAATGTAACTAAGGGGGTTATGTGTCAAACTATCTAGGCTATGCTTGTATCAATCAAGGCTTTTCTTCGCTGCCAAAGTCGCAGCGTATCACAACTAACCGTACCATGATCAAGCGGACATTCCATGATCGTGGCATTGAGTATGCTTCTGAGCTTGCTCTACAAAATCTACGCGATTTGCATACTATTCTTGAGTGGAATCTTGCCAATGATATTTACTTTTATCGGCTTTCTTCCGATATTATTCCATGGGCATCCGAGTATGACCTCGTAGACATGCCTAATTTCGGTGCTATACACGCCGCTGCACTCAAGGCGGGCAACTTTGCCCGTAAGCACGGAATGCGCCTCACATCGCATCCTGGCCCGTTTAACAAGCTGGCATCCCCCAAGGAGCGTGTGTTCGAACTCACCAAGACTGACTTGTCTGTTCACGGTGACTTGTTTGACCTTATCGGTTTGCCTCGCACTCCGTATGCCAAGCTCAATATTCATGTCGGTGCAGCCTACGGCGACAAGCCGTTCGCACTTGACAACTTCTGTCGCAACTTCGAACGCTTGCCGGACAATGTTCGCTCTCGTTTGACTGTTGAGAATGATGACAAAGAGTCTCTGTATTCTACGCTAGAGCTGTATGAAGGTGTGTACAAGCGCATTGGCATTCCCATTGTGTTTGATTATCACCACCACATGCTACATCCCGGTGGTCAGACCGAGCAAGAAGCACTTGAACTTGCTCTGTCCACATGGGGTGATATCAAGCCGGTTGTGCATTATGCCGAATCTCGTTCGCTTGAGCACAACAATCCGAAGATTAAACCACAAGCACACTCTGATCTCGTATACAACACGCTTGAAGATTACGGCAATACTTTCGACATTATGATTGAAGCCAAGCACAAAGAGCTTGCTTTATTGCAGTATCGTGATATACTAAACAAGAGGAATGTGGCGTGATTAGAGATTTTATCAACAAAATAAAACTTAACAAAATTAGAAAGAAAATCAGTAAACTGCAAAAAGAGGCCATGCTGTGTCAACGTAATGGCAACCTGCGGCAATATGCTTCAATTAACAAAGAGATTAGTGAACTAGAAAAGCTTTTGGTTCAACAAGATGAATAGAATTGACCACTTAGCCCTAGTTGTTGATGACCCCACATTGGCAGCCAAATGGTATGAGTTTAATTTTGACGCTGAGTTACTGTATGCAGATGAGACATGGGCTTTTGTAGAGTTTGAGAACATTAAAATGGCATTTGTCAAAAAAGGAATGCATCCAGCACATTTTGCTTTTGAGGTTGACAATTTTGAAAATGTCGAAGGTAATATTAAATCACATAGAGATGGCTCCCGCTCTGTGTATAAAAAAGATCCCTGGGGCAACATTTACGAGTTAATTAATTATGAATATGAAGAATAAAGAAAATAAAAGAGTGTTGATTATTGACGCCTTGAACATGTATATCAGAGCGTATATTGTAGACCCAAGTTTGTCACATCATGGCCAACCGATAGGGGGCCTTAAGGGTTCTCTAAAGATCCTACAGAAGTTGGTTAGGACAACAAAGCCTGATAATATTATCATTGCGTGGGATGGACCGGATGGCTCGCGAAAGCGCAAGACTATGGACAAAAACTACAAGTCTGGTCGCAAGCCGATCCGCCTCAACAGGGCGTTTCACAATCTTACGGCTGATGAAGAGATTCAAAACAAGATTTGGCAGCAAAGCCGATTGATTGAATATTTAAACCAGATGCCGATTGTCCAAACAATGATAGAACAGGTAGAGGCAGATGATGTGATTTCCCATGTGTGTGGTCTTAAACATTACGACGGCTGGCAAAAAATTATAGTCTCCAATGATAAAGATTTCATGCAACTTTGTGACGAAGAGACAGTCCTCTGGCGACCTATAAAAGATGAGTTTCTAAACACTAATAGGATCATAGAACAAACAGGAGTACACCCTACCAATATGGCTCTAGCGAGGGCTATCATCGGGGACACCTCCGATAACTTGCCCGGCGTTAAGGGTGTTGGCTTTGGTACCGTCGCCAAGCGTTTGAACTTTTTGTCGGATGAGAAGACGTTCACAATTGATGATGTGATCGGTCACTGTGAACAGCAACTTGAAGAAAGCAAACTGAAAGTTTATAACAATATTGTAGAAAATAAAGAGCTAATTGAACACAACTACAAAATGATGCAGTTGTATTCCCCACAGATGTCAATTCAATCCAAGATCGTTGTCAAAGAATCAGTAGAAAATTTTGATTTTAATTTTAACAAAACTTCAATATTGGGCATGATGATCGATGATGGATTTGGTGAGTTAAATTGGGAAGAACTTAAGACTCACTTAAACAAGATTGCGAACGAAGGTATTGACGTCGCAGTCTAATAAACTAACTTTTAACTTGACTTTACGCTTGTAGACGTTATAGTTATTTCACTGAACGAGAGGCGCATGCAGGCAGAAAAAATAGACTTTAGTAGATATGGCAAATCTTTCCAAGAAGGCCTCGTTCAATTAATATTAGAAGAACGTGAGTTTGCTGATCAGATTAGTGAAGTACTGGACATTAATTTTCTTGAATTAGAATATCTTAAGATGTTTGTAAGTAAATTACTGAAGTATAGAAACAAGTATTCTAAGCACCCGTCGCGCGAAGCGTTGGTAACCATATTAAGAACAGAATACGTTAATGAAGATGAAGTTGCTTATAATCAATTAATGGATTATTGCAAAAAGATTGATATACATGAGGTAACCGATGTAGAATATATCAAAGAAATTTCATTAGAATTTTGCCGTAAGCAAAAGCTGAAAGAGGCTATGATTGAGTCAGTTAACCTGCTGCAGGCCTGCTCTTTTGACGAAATATCCAAGGTGATCAACGATGCCTTAAAGTTGGGTTCTGATAATAATTTTGGTTATGATTACTTAGCAGACTTTGAAGAACGCTTCAAGCCTAAGTTCAGAAATCCGGTAACCACAGGTTGGCAAGAGATCGACAATATTAGTAGTGGCGGTCTTGGTAAAAGTGAACTTGGTGTTGTTATCGCCCCCACCGGTGCGGGCAAGTCAATGATTCTTGTACATCTTGGTTCTCAAGCATTAAAAGAGAAAAAAACGGTGGTACATTATACATTAGAGCTTCAAGATACCGTTGTCGCATCACGATATGATAGCTGCATTACCAGTTATCCTTTGTCCGACCTCAAGAATTTTAAAGATGAAATTTATGATGTGGTAAAAGATATCGAAGGCAAGTTAATAGTCAAAGAATACCCAACAAAATCAGCATCCACAAACACCATTAAAACCCATTTATCAAAATTAATTAAAAGAGGTATTAAGCCCGGGCTAATTGTGGTTGACTATGCCGACCTACTTAAGCCTGTGGTTATTCGTAAAGAAAAACGCAACGAGCTGGAATCTATTTATGAAGAACTCAGAGCGATATCTCAAGAATTTGAATGTCCAGTCTGGACCGCCTCACAAACTAATCGCTCTGGTTTGAATGCGGAAGTGATCACAATGGAACAGATTTCAGAAGCATTTAATAAATGTTTTGTTGCAGATTTTATTTGCACTATATCGCGTACCATTGAGGATAAACAAAAAAATCAAGGAAAAATGTTTATCGCAAAGAATAGAAACGGACCTGACGGTATTATTTATGATATATTCATGGATACTTCAAATGTATGCATTAAGATGCTACCCAAGGTTTCCGTAAATACCGCTAACGCTACACTGCCGATGAACCCAGTGCCAGTTACAGCAAAAGAGCAGAGGGGAATCCTCCAAAATAGATATGAGAAGTTTAAAACAAAAAGGAGATAACTAAAACATGAGAACTATTGACAGCATCAGAAAATTCAAATTATCAGACACATTTATTGACCAATACAAGGAACAGCAAGTGCCATGGGGCCCTCTTGGATATATTACTTTTAAGAGAACATATTCAAGAAGACTCAACGAATTCGACCCAGCAGCCACAGGTACCGAAGAGTGGCATCACACTTGCAGGCGTGTTATTGAGGGCATGTTTAATATGCAAAAGCAGCATGTTTTTATATTAGGCCTTGAGTGGAATGACGCCAAAGCCCAGCGAACTGCAAAAGATGCGTATGATCGCCTATTCAATTTGAAATGGACTCCACCTGGCCGCGGCTTGTGGATGATGGGTACTAAATTTATTGAAGAGAGAACCGCTGCCGGTTTGTTTAATTGTGCGTTCCGCTCTACTAAAGAGATTTCTACAAAGGGCGGCTATCTTTTCGCATGGATCATGGACGCGCTGATGGTTGGCATCGGCGTTGGTTTTGATACTTTGGGAGCCGGCACTGTAAAGATCGCTGAACCTCAATACAGTGGCGAGACCCACTTTGTTGAAGATTCTCGGGAAGGGTGGGTTGAATCGGTAAGAGTATTATTGAATGGCTACTTTTTTGGAAATCAGATACCTAAATTTGATTATTCTCAAGTGCGCCCATTCGGTGCAGCAATCAAGGGTTTTGGTGGCACGTCCTCTGGTCCGCAACCTTTAATTGAGTTGCACGAAAATTTAAAAGAGCTGTATGATTCCAGAATTGGACAATTGATTACCTCTGTAGACATTGTTGATACGGAAAACTTGATTGGTCGCTGCGTGGTATCGGGGAATGTCCGTCGATCCGCTGCATTAGCTATGGGTAGTCACGATGACACTCACTACCTTGAAATGAAGAACGACCAAGAAAAACTTTATCATCATCGTTGGGGTTCAAATAATTCTTTTCATGCTTTGGTCGGTATGGATTACACATGGCATGCAAAGCAGAGTCAGATTAACGGCGAACCGGGTTACATTTGGTTAGATAACGCCCGCACCCGCGGCCGTATGGCTGATCTACCCAGAGACGATGATAAGAATGTTATGGGGTTCAATCCTTGTGTCGAGCAGCAGCTTGAAGACGCTGAACTGTGTTGCCTAGTAGAGACTTTTCCGGCTAAGCATGAAACTTATGAGGATTATTTAAAAACTCTTAAAATAGCTTATCTTTATGGCAAGACTGTAACGCTGTCAAATACTCACTGGCCCGAAACCAATGCAAAAATGTTGAAAAACCGCCGCATTGGATTATCGCAGTCTGGGGTTGTGCAGGCATTCAACAAACACGGCCGCCGCGAAATGTTGAATTGGTGCGACAATGCGTATGAGCACGTGAAGCAGTTAGACGAAGAATACTCAAATTGGCTCTGTATCCCCAAGTCTGTGCGAATGACGAGCATCAAGCCTTCTGGAACAGTGTCTCTGCTAAACGGTAGTACTCCTGGCGTTCATTTTCCTGAAGATGAGTATTACATCCGGCGTATTAGATTTTCAAAAGACAGTTCTATGGTTGACGCCTTGCGTAAAGCAGGTTATAAGACTGAAGAAGACAAATACACACCTAATACAATATGTGTTGAGTTCCCAGTTAAGGAGCCGTACTTTGTTAAAGGCAAGAAGGACGTTAGCATGTGGGAACAATTGGAGATCGCAGCGCAGTATCAGCATTACTGGGCGGACAACTCAGTTTCAATCACGGTAACGTTCAAGCCCGATGAGGCCGCACAAATTAAGAGTGCGTTAGAGATGTACGAGACAAGATTAAAAGCAGTATCGTTTTTGAAATACGAAGAAACCGGCTATGAGCAAGCGCCGTACGAGCCAATCAGCAAAGAAACGTATGAGCAGCTTTCCGCAAATATAACCCCGATTATAAAGCTAGATACAGAAAGTGGCAGCGGTACCAAGTTCTGTGACGGCGAATCGTGTGTTGTTTAGGGGGAAAATTGAAGAATTTTAATCACTTACTGGAAAAGCGCGAACTACTTATTAATTGTAAGTTAAGAGACACTAGCAGATGCCTGTGGAAACCGACTGGAAATATTAAAGCCACCGCCGGTAGCAACGTCTGCGTATCAATGGTTTGTGAGAATTGTTCGGCAAGAACGAACCTTTTTCTTGAGCAGGCCCAATATCAAATTCATGAAAAGTTATTACTAAAGGAGATTAGTCATGTTTAAACCCGTCAACAGATATGTTCTTGTAGAGAACAGAGCACAAAAATCAGATACGGAGACGCCCGCGGGCATCCTATTACCCGATGATTATAAGGCTATTGAAGAAAGATATGTAGAAACTGCTGTGATATCATGGGCCGAAGATGTGAGGTTTAATTTAAAACAAACAGATTCTATCATTGTTGATAATTCTATGATTGAAGAAATAACTGTGAATAACTTGACTTATTCTGTTGTACAAGATAATTATATTGTTGGTATTGTACGAAAATAGGAAATTATATACATGGATAAGAATTTTTACAATGAGGCATCAGCAGCCAAGTTGGGTTGGGAACCGTCGTGGTTCGGGGAAAAGTTTTTTGATGACAAGTTAACGCGCGCGATAAAGTCATTTCAACGTAAGCTTGGGCTATCACCCGACGGACTCTGTGGCCCTGCCACCTTTAGGCGCCTATGGACAAATAGGCAAGAAAATATCGATGATCATATTCCGGATAAATGCCAGTATTCAAATTACATTGTTTTTAATGGCAACTTTACACACATTGATTGGGAAAAAGTTGTGCTGTGGTCAGAGCCTAATGGTTTAAAATCAAAACGCGGGACTTACTACGATTATACCGGCCGCCCAAAGCGCAAAATTAGATATTTTGTTAACCACTGGGATGTATGCCTCAGCTCTAAATCTTGTCAGAGGATTTTAGACAAAAGAGGAATTTCTGTGCACTTCCTTATTGACAATGACGGGACCATATATCAAACTATGGATATGCAACATGCTGGCTGGCATGCCGGCTCTGAAAGAACCAACAGGCCCTCTATCGGTGTTGAGATCTCAAACGCTTATTATCCAAAATACCAAGACTGGTATATTAAGAATGGCTTTGGAGAACGGCCAATAATTGAAAAGGCATATATCAATGGTAACGAGCTAGGCCCATTTATGGGGTTTTATCCCAAACAGTTAGAAGCGCTCAAGGCTCTTTGGAAGGCGGTCCACGAATCTACAGGTATACCCTACGAGACCCCCCTTAATCAGTTCGGTAAGACATCAAATTACTATGAGCAACAGGTAGCATACGGCAAGTTTAAAGGTTTTGTTAGTCATTATCATGTTAGCAAGAGGAAGATCGACTGCGCCGGGTTAGATCTTAAAGCGCTGCTTGATGAAATAAAGGAAGAACAAGGTAGTTGACAACTTGTGCTATCTAAGTTATAATACTTTAAACATAATCTAGGAGAAACATGTTTACAAACTTATTGCTATCGCTGTGCCTCATGGGCTCAGCAAATGCTAGTGACTTGAGCGCTAGCGAGACGTCTTATTCAGGCGCATCTATTTTAGAAGGAGACTGGGACGTATCGTTTGAAACCGCTACTGACATCGCTGGCAGTGAGGGCCGATTTCCGTACGCCTTTTTTGAAGGGAATACGCTTTACGTTGGGAACTCGGATGTTTATGATAACACCATTGATGCCATTGTGGAATTTTTCTGGTTCCAATCGTCGATTGATAGGGGTACAGATTTTTATGTTGCCGTCATCAAAACACGGGTTACACCGGGACATGACTGCTACTACGCACCCTGGGATTGGGCAAGAGGAGCACAATGTAAGCTATGGGCAGACGAGTGGAGTGATTGGGGTGAACATCCCGTTCTAAGTGTAGAGGCCATGACCGATGTGGAGCGCGAACAGGGCGCCTTCCGCTGGGATTGGTCTGTTCCGTTTGAGTCATATGGCATTGATGCTTATGGACAAGTAACATTTCAGAACGCATATGGTATTGGCTCTGATTCCGAGGGCGCTGTGATGGCTCACGGAGAATATAAGATCGAGGAAGAGGGCACTGAGATGCAAGCTGCCGGTAACCTCCAAGTAAAGGGTTATCATTCGTCAGAATACTCAGTGCAGACTCAATACGAAGTCACTCTCTATGAGTGGGATGTGTTTGTTGATGGACGCGCTGATCTAATGGCGTGGGACATGTATCTAAACCTTGGAGCCAGAGAAACACAGTCAGCATATCATGAATACTTTTTGAGTGTTCAGGTTGAAGAAGGCATGCCGTTCATGATTGATCAGTTAAACTTTGTGGGAAACTTTGATACTGGCTGGTATGATCCCTTTCATCACGAACTTGGGGTGACCCTGAGTGATTTGGTGATCTCGCAACCATTCTTTATTCCTGCCGATGAGCCTGACGAAGAAGAAGAACCAGTTGTCACAGACTCCGGAGAGCCTCCAGAAGTGGAAGACACAGGCTCGGAACACGAAGAAGATACAGATACCGGAGACTCGTTTGAGTTCACTGAAAACACAGGGAGTCCGAGTCCGAAGGATCCCGCGGGGTGTAACAGTGTGTTAAGAAGCCGCGGCAGCTTGTATGTTGTCTTTATGGCTGCACTAATGACACTTGGTCTCAGAAGGGAAGATTGAGAACAAGTTATCGCGATGTTGTTTTGGGTAGCAGTTTTGACGCAGTTCTATTCGCTTTTATTAACCATTACCCTATTTTTTTTGACCAACCTCAGCGACCGTTTAGGTTTGATTACTTGACACCAGAAACCGATCTAGATAGCCTGAAGCTACCCAGACAAAAAAATGTCTTAAGTACTTTTAAGGGCGACCAGTTTACTGGCATGCCAAAAGATTTGCTCTGGGAAAGAATGCTTTTTCTGCTTTCTTTAGATGGCTTGGCTCCACTAGCAGGTCTTTGCACAAACATACGACATTATGTCAACTCTTTTCAGTGTTTTAACGAATATTCTAAAATTTGTGATGTTTATTTTGATAAATTACACGACTTTACACAAAAGCCAAAGAACAAAAAATACGTTTGTTACGATTGGATAGCTTTTAATAGTGGCGGGAAACATGAAATTGATTTTATTGAAACAGAAGATAAGTTTGTTAAAGAAATATGGTTTTATTCTTCCGATAGAATATGCGGCAACACCAAAGTAAAGGATGCATGTGCAGTTTCTTTTATTGATGATGATGAGCTTGAAGAGTTTGGCCTTTCTGAAACAATGGCACGCTTTAAAGTTGTTAAAGAAATGGAAGGCAGGGGAATGCGAGGCCTGCTTAATGGCTATGACCACAATGGACGCCCAAAACACTACAAGTTCAAAACTTCAACAATCAACAGAACCAAACAACTCTTTGCGCCGACCTCGTGTGTGGACCAGCACGACATAGAACTTGAGATTCCGAGTCAAAAAGAAATGATTTCTCAAATTTCTGAAAAATCAAGATTATATAAAAAATATTTAAAACACCTATGAGCAAACACATACACATGGCAGGGATCATACCCCTTGCGAATTTTGAGGACACATTTGACGTCAAGTATCCGTGGTGTTTGTTGCCGATAGATCAAGGATTTTCTATGATACAGAAGTCGATATTTGAGTGCGCCATCGCTGGCTGCCAGACTATTTGGATTGTGGCCAACGATGACATGGCCCCAATTATTAGGAAGACAATTGGAGAATGGACTTATGATCCGGTGTATTATTATCGCAAAGAAAAATTCTATAAAGATAAAAGAAAAGAAATTCCAATTTATTATGTCCCTGTCCACCCGAAAGACAGAGATCGTCGTGATTCATATGGCTGGTCAGCCCTCTATGGCATGCACTCTGCATGGTATGTCGCATCAAGATTGTCAAAGTGGGTAGTGCCAGAAAAATACTATGTCTCCTTCCCTCATTCTGCTTTCAACATATACTCATTGCGTTCAATGAGGTCCGATATCATGCATCATGAAAATAACTTCTTTTTGTCCCACGAGGGACAGACAGTGAAAGATAACAAATACTTACCATTCACCATGTTTGGTGAGGACTTCAAGCAATGCAGAAGGCATGTGAATTCTGAGACAACAAAAACTTATTATAATACTAAAGATCACGAAAAATATCCATCCAAAAAATTACCAATTAATGAAAGGTGGTCAGCAAGAAGTTTTGATATAAAGACT